TCAAGCAAGATGTGCTGGAAGATATTCGCCATAGCCTGAATGACAGCCTGCGTAGCGGCACCACCTTTGAGCAGTTCAAAAAGCAACTTATCCCGGTATTGGAACAAAAAGGCTGGATGGGAAAAGGACTGGTGGCCGATGCGGATGGCGTTCTTGAGGGTAAGCAGCTCACCCCGCGTCGTCTGAAAACCATCTTCCAGACCAATATGCAGTCAGCCTATAACGCGGGCCGCTATGAAGAGCAGCTTGCTAACGCCGAGTTTCGCCCCTATTGGGAGCGGATCGCGGTCATGGACAGGCTAACGCGCCCCAAACATGCCGCGTTAAATGGCTTTACCGCCCGTTATGATGATCCGGTCTGGCAGTTTATGTATCCACCGGATGGCTACCGTTGCCGCTGCCGCGTTCGGGCGCGTTCTGAGGCGGATATCAGCCGCCACAGCATTACCGTGCAATCCAGCCAGGACAGAATTGAGACCGTGCAACAGGCATGGGGGCCCAATGATACGCGCACTGTGCAGGCTTTTCGTATCAATGGTGAACTGTATACCCCGGATGCAGGCTTTGGTCACAATCCGGGACAGGGTAATTTGTCCGCGCTGGGCCAGCGGCTGATGGATAAATCGGCGGTGGCGTCTCCGCGCCTGGCCTCCCTCGCCGTCAAAGAAACCCTGAGCGATAACACGCTGTTAAATTCCGTTAAAACGGATGTTAAACGCTGGGTCAATCAGGTCTCACTCCAGTCAAAACCTAAAGGCTCATTGCGTCATCTTGGCGCTATTGAACCCGAGACCCTCACCAAACTGGAGATGCGCGGGCAAGCGCCAGGCTCTGTGACCTTAACGGCTTTCGATAATGCGGTATTGGATGCCCCTGGCCCACTGTGGGCAGAACTGCCGGAACTGTTGCGACAACCGGCGGCGACATTGCTTGATGGCGATCAACTGGTCTACCTCGTTCGCCAGGGAAAAGACGTTATCGGCGTCAGAGCGCCACTTAATGGTGGCAATACCGGCTTGTCACTGAGCCTGATGCATAAAGGCGCGGCGCTGTCTGATGTTCAACGTCAAGCGCTAGCCCACTTGCCGGTGCTGGCAGGGGGGCTGTGATGGGTGACAGTATCGGTATCAAGTTCAACGTGACTGATTTTGAGCGCTCCCTGGGCGAGCTTATTAATAAACTGGAACACCGTGAGCCGTTAATGCGCGAACTCGCCGCAGCCATGGGGGATGCTGTTGAAGAGAACTTTAAAAATCAGGGGCGACCCGCCTGGATGGGATGGAGTCCAGCCTATGCGAAAAAACGCGCCGGTGGCCAGATTCTACAGTTGTCGGGCCGACTGGCGGCGAGCATCGTCTCAGAAAGTGATAATGACAGCGCCAGTGTGGGGACGAATTCAGTCTATGGCCCTATTCACCAGTTTGGTGGCGAGATCAAACGTAAAGCCCGCAAGCAGGATGTGCATTTTAAACAGTATAAAAACGGGGAAGTCGGTAACCGATTTGTCAAAAAATCGAAGTCCAATTTTGTGCAGACCACCACGGTGGGTGCGCATACCATCAAGATGCCTGCGCGTCCTTTCCTGCACCTAGCAGAACAGGACGTGGAAGCGATGGAAACCACCGGTTTAGGCTACTTTCGCCGTGTTATTGATGCCTGACCGTAAACGCTCTGTAATCCACTCAGGGCGTTTTATTCGTTTACCGGCACTCTCGCCGGACTTCACCCCGCTTAATCGCACCAGCGCGTTTTTAAATCGTGTTTAAAAACGGGTTAACGCCATTGCTAATGTGTTGCGTGAAGTGGCAAGATGATCCGCGAGTTATCCCCTGATGTAATCCACTGAACCCCTTCCACTGAATACCCTTTTAACGGCCCCGTATTCTCGGTGGCATGAAAACATTATTCGCCGCTCTGGCCATCGAAATCACAAAAGCGACCCACGGAACCATCCAGCTCTTTCCCGCTGGCGAATTCCGGGCGGTAGATGGTCGCCCTGAAGAGTGTGATCACTGGGTGATGAACGCTGAGATTGCCCAGCGACTCATCGATGCGGCTAATGCCAAATCGACACCTTACGCCATTGATTACGAACACCAGACATTAAGAGCCATCAAAAATGGTCAGCCTGCCCCCGCGGCTGGCTGGTTCAAATCGCTTGAATGGCGGGGGAATGATGGTCTGTTTGCTGTCGATGTCGAATGGACTGACGCCGCCGCCGCGATGATCCTCGCCGGAGAATACCGCTTTATTTCCCCTGTTTTTAACTACAACAAATCCGGTCATGTGCTGCAAATACTTCACGCCGCACTGACTAACACACCGGCTCTGGATGATATGGATGAGGTGATGTTAGCTGCCGCATCCGTCCTGGCCATCAACTCAACCTCTGAGGGTAACGCCGGAATGGACGAACTACTCGAACAATTGCGCTGGATGCTCAATCTGCCGCTCTCTACCACCCAAGAAGAAGTCATGGCTGAACTGATGAAGCTGATTCAGCGCCTTTCGAATGATGAAGGGACAGCAGCCGCATCGGTGAATCTGATCCAAATGCTCGACCAGTACGATACACAAGTTGCCGCACTGACCTTGCAAGTCACCACACCAGACCCGGTTAAATGGGTATCCGTCGAGGTGATGCATCAGGCCGTCAGTGAAGCTATCACTCAGGCTCAGGCCAATATGGCGGCACTAACCCATAACCAATGTGGTGAACTCATTACCGCTGCGCTCTCGGATGGGCGACTGTTCCCCGCACAGAAAGCCTGGGCGGAATCACTGGCCAAGGCTAACCCGGACAGTCTGAAAAGCTTCCTGGATAAAGCGCCGAAGATTGCCGCACTGACCCAAACCCAGACCGGGGGCAAGCCGCCACTGGGTTCACCGCCAGCCGCCATCGACGTCGATGATGACAGTGAAGTGGATACGGCGATTTGTTCCCTTCTCGGCACCGACCCGAAACAAATCGCCGAGTTTATTAAAGGAGAGAAGAAATGAGAGACCGCAATACGCCCTGGCGTGATGGTGAGCTGTCGCCCGTTCCCATGGCTCAGGCAATTGAAATCTTTGGTGGCCACATCGTGAGTGCCAATGCCGGTGGTTTTGCGGTGATGGCCTCGGCCGTGGCGTCTCAGGTCACGTTAGGTGTTTCAGATGGTTATGTGGATAACCGTGATGGCGCTAACGGCGATGCTGATGCTCTTGTTCGCCGTGGTAAAGCCTGGGGTTTTGCCAATTTTGCGGGCGATGCCGTGACACAGGCGGATGTCGGCAAAGATTGCTACGTCGCGGACAGCCAGACGGTGGCTAAAAGTGATGGTGAGGGTGCTCGCCCCGTCGCGGGCAAAGTGATCATCGTTGATTCTGACGGTGTTTGGGTTCTGATTTAAGGAGTAATACCGTGCTTGTAAACTTTAAGAACGTTAAACAGATCTTCGTCAATCTGAAAGCCACCTTTCAGAATGCCTTTGATCAGACCCCGAGTGACTGGCAAAAAGTGGCCATGCTGGTGCCGTCAACCAGCGGGCAAAACGACTATAGCTGGTTGAGTCGCTTCCCAAAAATGCGCAAGTGGATTGGTGACAAGGTCGTTAAAGCCCTTGAAGCCTTTAACTACAGCGTCGTGAATGATGATTTTGAAGCCACCGTTGAAGTTGACCGTAATCATATTGAAGACGATCAACTGTTGGGCTATGCCCAGCAAGCCTCTGCTGCGGGTCAGTCTGCGGCCGAATTGCCATCAGACATCGTGTTTGCACTGTTGAGTGGTGGCTTTGTCAACCTTTGCTATGACGGTCAGCCGTTCTTTGATACAGACCATCCTGTGCGGGGGTTATCCGTTTCTAATAAAGGCACCAAGCGGTTGTCAGCGGATAACTTAGCCGCCGCCAAAGCCAGCTACGGTACCGCACGTACCGCGATGCGCGGTTTTAAAGATGAAGAAGGCTCTTCACTCAAAATTCGCCCAACTATCCTGGTTGTTCCTCCTGCACTGGAAGATGTGGCCAACTACCTGATGACTGCGGACAGGTTCCCGGATAACACGCCGAACATCTACAAAGGGACGGCTGAAGTATTAGTGGTTCCAGAGTTGGTCTCCGACACGGCATGGTTTCTTCTGGATACGACCCGCCCGGTTAAACCGCTTATCTATCAAGAGCGTAAAAAACCGGTGTTTGTTGAACAGACAGACTATGACAGCGACAGCGTCTACATGCGCAAAAAGTTTCTGTTTGGTGCTGAAGCGCGTGCGGCGGGTGGTTACGGTTTCTGGCAGATGGGCTATGGCTCAACCGGGGAGGCTGCATAATGCCAATTCAAATTACCGCAAAACGGGATGGTTTCCGCCGCTGTGGCATGGCCCACAGCGATAAAACCCAGACTTATTCTGATGGCCACTTTAGTCCCTCGGTTCTTGCTGAGCTTCAGGCCGAGACGATGTTAGTCGTCTCGTATGTGCCAGAGGGTCAGCAAGACCATGTTGAGCAGGATAAGGAGTGGGCAGAGGCACAAGCGCGTTTTCAAGAGCTTGTAGTCCGCAATAAAAAACTGGAAACGGGATTGCAGCAGCTTTCGGAAGATGCTGATGCGTTGAAGTCGGCTAATGAGCACGCCAACATCACCATTGCTGACCAGTTGCTGGAAATCGACGCGCTCAAAGCGCAGGTGGCCAGCCTGACGCCTGCTCCTGATACGGCATCCAAAGAGCCAGCAGACACGAAAACCACCAAGGCCACTAAGTAAGGTAACTCGCCATGTATGCAACTCGTCAAGATATGGTGGATGCGTTCGGTGAGCGGGAGTGTATCGCCCTCACTGACCGTAAATTCACAGGTCAAATTGATGACCATGTGATGGAGGTCAAGCTGACGCAAGCCAGCGCTGAGATTGACAGCTATCTGGCGGGTCGCTACCCCATCCCCTGGCCAGATACCCCCGGCATTTTAGTGGGCCGTTGCTGCAATATTGCCCGCTATTTTTTGTGTGGGGCTGAAACTCAGAATACTGACGAAATCCGGGAACGTTATGAAGATGCCCTCCGCTACTTTGAAAAGGTCGCTGCGGGGACAATTACCCTGGGTAAATTTCCCAACGGGGAAGTGGTCGAGTCTACGCCGCGTATTCGCTTCTCTTCTGCGGGCCGTAACTTTGGTCGTGACTCGACCAATGGGGGTGCATTTTGATTATTGCACTGACTGAAAAGGCCATTTGTGAACGGTTACGCCAGGGAATGGGTCGCATGGTTCAGGGCGTTCATTCTTACGGGGGTGAAATTGACGGTGACCCCGCTGAAGTTATCCGTCGTTTACCGGGAGCCTGGGTCACGTTCGGCGGCATTCAGAAGACCGAAAATACCAGCATTACTAAACGCAAATACAAAACCTATGGGCGTTTTGTGGTGATTGTTGGGGAGCGTAACGTGCGTAGCGAGGAATCGACTCGCCAGGGCGGCCCCGGACTGGATGAAGTTGGCACTTATAAAATGGTCGAAGCGGTACGGCGTTTGTTATCCGGTCAGGATTTGGGGCTCAGGATTGCGCATTTGATGCCAGGGCGCGTTCGTACCTTGTTTAACACCAAAGTCGGTGATGCAGCATTGTCTGTTTTCGCCTGCGAGTTCGACACTTACTGGGTTGAAGAGGCGCTGGAAAATGGCTTATTCCCTGTTGTTGATGCGCCTGCTGATTCCATTGACAGTATCTTTAGCGGTTATCTGGGCAGCCAAAGCGAGCCGGATGCTGACTGGCTTACCACTCATCTTAGCTATGACATCCCGCAGACCACGCGATCACCGGATGCTGAGGACATTATTCATCATGACCATACTGAAAGTTAAAGCTGTTGGCGGGGTTCGTGTTCCCTACCAACACAATGCCCGGAAATATATAGAGGGTGATGAAGCGGTTACCGTGCAGAACACGGCCTATTACCTGCGTCAGATTGCCGCCGGTGACCTGACGGTCATTACGGACAAGGCAGAAGCGGCAAAGCACGACGATACGCCAGTGACTGACATTGCCGTTGCGTCTGAACCGAAAACGAAAACCAAGGTGGAGGCATCCCGTGGCCAGTCCTGATATCGCTTTTGACAATATCCCGTCCAGCATTCGCAAACCGGGTAAATACATTGAATTTAATACCCGACTGGCGGTGCGTACTTTGCCGGGTAACCCGCAACTGGTTTTGATTATCGGTCAGATGTTGGCAACCGGCAGTGCGCTACCCCTTGTGGCTACCAATGTGTTTTCGGATACGCAGGCGGCTGAATTGTTTGGTTATGGTTCGCAGGCCCACTTGATGGCCATTGATGCCATTACCAGTAATCGCTACCTGCAATTGCAAATCATCGGTGTGTCAGATGCCGCAGCAGGTGTTGTAGCAACTGGCACATTGACCCTGACCGGCACGGCGTCAACTAGCGGTGTGGTCAGCCTGTGGGTGGGTGATATTCGTATTGATACCGCTGTTGCAGCAACCGATACCCCGGACGTGATTGCCAGCAATCTGATGGCTGCGATGTCCAGCCAAACAGCATTACCGGTGAGCGCTGAAGCGGTAGCAGGCGTTATCACACTGACCTGTCACCATAAGGGGGCTGTGGGTAACGATATCCGGTTACGGGCTCAGTCAACGGCCCGAGGCGTTACCACGGCTGTTACGGCCATGTCCGGGGGGGAAGTTGATCCTGATATCGCCCCAGCATTAGCTGCCGTTTTTGCCGCCGGTCATAACATTATTGTTTGTCCGTACTCCACACCTGACGCGTTGACGACGTTACGCAATCATCTGGATGAGGTCGGTGGGCCACTGGAGCAGCGTGGGGCGTTAGGTGTAGCGGGCTGGCCTAAGTCGCTGTCTACCGGCACCACATTGAGTGGTGATATTAACAATGGCCGGGTGACGCTGGGCTGGCATAACGGCTCGGTAAAATTGCCAGGGCAAATTGCGGCGGCTTACGCGGCAGTGATTGCCAGCGAAGAAGACCCGGCACGACCACTCAACACCCTGGTGATGAGCAGCCTGGACGTGACCGCGCTGGCTGACCGTCCAGGGCGCAATGAGCAGGAGAATGCCCTGCACAATGGTTTGACCCCGTTTGAGGTTGGCCCCGGTAACACCGTGCAGATTGTCCGCGCCATCAGCACCTACACAGAGAACCTCGCGGGAACGCCGGATGTGTCATTGCTGGATATCACGACCATCCGCACGCTGGATTATGTGCGTAAAGCCTGTCGTGAGCGCATCGACTTGCGCTTCCCTCGCGATAAGTTGAGCGCCAGGACGGGGCCGAAGGTGCGCAGTGAATTGCTGGATGTGCTGCTCAAGCTCGAAGAACTGGAAATAGTCGAAGAGGTGACCGCTAACCAGTCAGGCTTGATTGTTGAGCGGGATTCTCAGGATGTGAACCGGCTCAATGCCGCCATTCCCGTCGATATCGTTAATGGTCTGCATGTCTTTGCTGGCCGTATTGACCTCTTACTGTAAGGAACTTTCACCATGGCAGCAGAAGAGTATGTAGGCTCAATCGTGTTGGAAATTAACGGCCGGGAAATTGAAGTCACCGACCTGTCAGTCGATATCACCACGGGCCGTAAGCTGGTTAAAACCATGAACAAGACCGGACGAGCCAAAGGCTTCAGCCGGGGTATTGCCGAGTACAAACTCAGTCTATCCGCTGTGGTACCGCTGGATGGCGACATTGACTGGGCGGGCATTGAGAATGCCAAGGTGACGCAATACCCACTCTCTGGCAGTGGTGGCAAGCGTATCAGTTACATCGACTGTTTCACCACCGAAACCGGCACGAAGTACACCGTGGATAATGAAGCCAAGATTGATATCACCATGAACGGGTTACGTGAGGTAATTGAATAATGATCGAACAAGGTTTTTTGGTTTTCGGGGTTGCTGTTGGTGATGTTATTCACCGTGAATTCTCCATTCGGATGCCGGTAGTCAAAGACACCATTGCTGCCTTAACCGATACACAGGAATCACAAGGCACGACAGAAGGCCCGGCAGCGCAACTTTATTATAAAGTTGCACTTATTGCGTCAGCATTAATTAGCCTGGGTAATCTGGCAAAGGACGATATCACCACAGAGTTATTATTGAATGAATTAACTGATGATGATTTCGATATTATCGATGCGCATATTGCCGCCATTAAAAAAAAGCGGTTGCCCGAGAAGAGCTCCTTGCCGGATACCGACTTATCACCCTCGCCCTCGGCAGATGTGGCGTCAACGAACAACAAATAAGCGCTATGACCCACACGGAGTTGGATGGTCATCTGGATGCGTTAACCCGGCTGAATGGCAAAAAACCGTCAGCCGGGAATAACAAAACGACCACCACCCGTAGAGCTAAATCCAAACGACAAAAGCGGGGACGATAAATGTCACGTGGACTCAATCTGGCGTTGACGTTATTCGCCCGCGATAACGCCTCTAAAGTACTCAAAAAGACCCTGCAAGATACGGTGAAACAAACCACCGATGCAGCTAAAGCCTCTGAAAAATTGGGTGATACCGATTCAAAGAGTGCTGAAAAGGGGATTAAAGCCTCCCGCAGTTTACAAGCTGAACTTAAGCGCCAGGCCACCGCTCGTTCTACATTGGGTGTGCGTTCTGAGCAGGATATTCAGCGTGAAATCCAACAAACCCAGGCCGCCTATAATCGTTTGACCCGCAGCGGTGTGATGTCTGCCAATGAGCAGGCTCGCGCATTCAGCACGATGACCGATAAAGTCAGTCGATTAAAAAATGAACTGAATGGGGCCAATCACAGTATGACCGGCTTGCAGCGGGCCAGAATGTTAGGTTCAGGTGCAGCGGCTGTGGTGGGCGGCATTACCGCCGCCAGTGCGGTACTGGCTCAGCCGGTTCGTAACCAGATGAGTTACGATCGTCGCATAGCCATGATGGCAAATACAGCCTATGCAGAACGGGGAGTTGAAGGTCGGCTGGAAGGCAAGAAAGAACTTGGTAACTTGGTCAAAAATGCAGTAACAGTTGGTGGTGGTACTAAGGAGTCCGCTGCTGATACGTTGGATGCAATGCTAGCATCAGGTGCGGTTAGCATGGATTCGGTAAAAACATTGCTGCCTGTTATTCAAAAGTATGCCACTGCAACTGGTGCAGATCCTAAAGACCTAGCCAATATCGCCATTCGTTTAAAACAGACTTTTGATATTAAAGATGAGGATGTTGGAAAAGCATTGAATATGGCTATCGTTGCGGGCCAAGAGGGTAGCTTTGAACTAGCAGATATGGCCAAGTATTTACCAGGCCAGCTTGCGTCCGCCTCAAGTGCTGGTATGAGTGGATTAGATGACTTTTCTACCTTACTTGCGTTGAACCAGACATCAGCCATTACTGCCGGTAATAGTGACGAAGCGGGCAATAACACTGCAAACTTGCTAGCCAAATTAAATAGCCGCGATACGGCTATGGCGCTGGCAAAAATAAAATATAACGGCAAGGGTATTGATCTCCCAGGTTCACTCGCTCAAGCGAAAGAAAAAGGCTTTAACTCTGTTGATGCGTTTGTCGGAATTGTCGATAAAGTTGTTGCGGGCGACAAGAAATATCAAGAGTTACAAAGTCAATTAAAAAATACAAAAGGCAGCGAACGAGCACAAATATTAGCGTCAATGGCCAAGATTTTGGAAGGTTCATCTGTTGGGAAGGTTATTGCCGATCAGCAAGCACTCAAGGCATTAATTGGTTATCGTGCCAATAGAGATTATGCCAAAGATGTTGTCAAAAAAAGTAATGAGCAACGAAATTTAAAATCAGGCGAATCGGCAGGTGATATTAATTTCGCTGTTATGTCTGATGCCAACGATGTTAAAGCAGAACAATTTAATAATGCGAAAGACTTTGCTGAGATGGAGGCTATAAAACCTTTATCCGATATTTTGGGGTCATTATCTAAAAACCTGACTGATTATTCCCGTGAATACCCAGGGCTCACTACCGCTGTCGTCGGTGCGACAGATGGTATTAAAGCGATGGGCGCTGCGGCGGCGGCGTTTGCGGGGCTTCGATTCCTCATGGGTGGTATGGGCGGTGGTGCTGGCCCCTCTGGCAGCGGTGGCATTAGTGGGCCTGGTACACTCGGTAAAATAGCGGGCAGCAGCATGGCTGTTTCAGCTCTGTATATCACTGCTGGTTCTGTCGCCATCTCTACAGTGCAAGAGGCATTACGGGAAGATTTCGCCAAGAAGAACATGACCGAGAAAGTGGATTCCATATCCACCGGCACCTCGGGATATTCCCTCTTGGATTTTGCCTGGGCGATTGCGAAAGACAGATTCAGCAAAAAAGACTCAGCCATTTCCGTTCCCTCCAATATTACCGAGGGCGATGCAAATCCCTTTAATTCGTCGGCTGATAGTCTTGCCGGATTTGGCGTACCTGCCTACCTGTCCGCTGGACAGCGAGCGCAAAAGCCTCAGCCCATCCAGGTCATCTCTAAATTAGAGGTTGATGGCCGTGTGCTGGCTGAAATCGTCAATGATGTGAATGGGGCTCAGGCTGTTCGCGGGCCAACCGGGAGCCCTCAATGAGCTGGTCAGATAGCATGTTAGACGCCTCATTTCGGGGTGTTCGCCTCGATGTGATTAATACCCGCGACACATGGAGTCGTGACACCGCGCAACATGAGTACCC